GTTGCTCTAACTTTTGCTGTATAATCATCTAATGCCTGACCATTTAAGCCTGTTAATTGTGCAGTTTCTTTTAATTGTGTGTTTGTTTCTTGTATAACTTCTGCTAATGCCCCAATTCCTTCAATTGCTAATCCTGCAGCTGCTATTGCTAATCCTGTTGGTGTTGCTAATTCTAATACACTACTAAATCCTTGTTTAACTCCATCTAATGCACTTGAATAATTACCAACATTCCTTTGAAAATCTCCAACATTAGAATCAATATCTTTTAATTCTTGGTTTAGGTCGTTTGCTCTTTTTGCTGCTGCTTTAAACTCTAAACTTTCTTTTCCTAATGTTGCACCTAAATTTTTTGCTTCTCTTTTTGCTTCTGCTGTTTCTTTTGCTAATTTATCATAAGCATTAACAAGACCTAAACTTTCTTTTGCGTTTAATTTAGTTTGTTTGTTTGCTTCTGCTAATTGTAAACGTAATTTTGCTAATTCTTCTGCTTCTTGTCCTGTTGCATCTGCTAATTTCTTTTCAACTTTTTCTAAATCATTTAAAGATTTTTTAGCTTTATTTGCTTGTGCTACTGTTTCTTTTCGTGCTGTATTTACTTTTTCTTGTTGTGTTGTTAGTTTGTTTTGTTCTTGCGTTAAACCACTAATATTTTTTTCAATCTGAATTATTAATGCTGCTTCTTTTTCAAGGCTAACGTTTAATGAATCTATTTGTTTTTCCCACTTATTAAGTGATTTTACATTATCTTCAATATCCTTTTGTAAATTATCAGAAAATTTAGATAACAATGAATCTAATTCTTTTACTTTTTTTTCAAGTTTGTTGATATCTCCAAAATCGGAAAAATCAAACAGATCATTAATGTTTATTTTCATTTTATTGTATTTTATAGCCTTGATTTTGATTTGTTAAATATTCAGTTTCATAAGCACCTGTCATTGTATCTTCTGCATCATCATTTTTATTCTTTGCAATGTCTTTTTTAAAGTTAGTGATGTTTTTGTAAAATTCAGGATATTTAGAGTTCCAATTTTTAGGGAAAATAATTAATCTATTAACACTACTTGAGTTACTAAATATTCTCGCTATTTTATTTTTAGATTGATGAAACCATGATACATTGCAATACAAACCAATTTGTTTTTTAATTACCCTTGCAAATCCTTTACCTCCATTATTTGATTCTATACGAGATTGAGTTACTTTATTTTTGATGTGCATTTGTATTGTTGCTTGTTCCGTAAACTCCATGTTTTTTTGAGTATAAAGAACATCAAGTACATAAAGATTTTTATCAGATGGATTTAATGCAACACCATAAACAATTGAACATAAATAATCTTTTCCCTCATCTGCTGTGTCTGTATAAGCCTTAATAATCTTTAATGGTGGCAATGTATCATAAGTATTAAAAGGTTGATATAGTAGCCCTTCTTTATCTCTTGGGTCACCTTGATACAAAGCATCAAATTTACCTGCATCAAGTTCTTGTATACTTTTTAGTTTTTCTAAATCATGTTTTTCAGGATATAAAGGTTGTCCTGCTGACCTTGGATCTAATTTATTTGGTAAACCTGTTTTTATCGCTTCAAAGTTTATTTTTATAAATACATCTCTCGGTAATGTTTTAATTAAATAATCAACATCATCATCTGGTTGTAATGTATAAACTTTTTCTTGTTCCTCTAATCTACCAACTAAATCTAAACTATCCCATCTTGTAAATACTATTAATTCTTGGCTATCATTATGTAATCTTGTTTTAACTACTGTTAAATACCATTCCCATACACGTTCACTAATTACAGGCGATGTAGCCTCTGCATAATCTTTGTATAAATCGTCCATTATCATTACATCAACTGAATTACCAGTTAATCCACCACCTACACCAATAGATTTAAAAAAACCCTCTTTATTAACTATTTCAAATTCTTCGCTATTACGTAAATAAGAACCTGCAATTGTTACAATATTTTTTTGATTTAAAGTGGTGTTTGGAAATACTTTTAAATACTCTTTATTATCTAATATTCTTTGTATTTGTCTATTAAATTTAGATGCAAATGTAGCATTATATGATGCTAAAGCTATTCTTTTATCTGGATCAATCCCAAATGTAAATGCTGGTAATCTTCTACTGCTTCCCTCACTTTTCCCATGCTGTGGTGGAACTGTAACAATTAATCTTTTTAATTGTCCATGAGCAAATTTATTTAATAAATTATAGTATGTTTTATGAAAATGTGAAGGATAAAAATTAGGCATAGTATATTTAGTAAACTCTAATAAATCAACTTTGCTTTTATCTATTTGATCTAATTCAATTAAATGTTCTAACTCTAATAATTCAGCATCTGTTAAACTCATATTATATTTTATTTTTTAATTGCTGTATTCTTTCTGATCTTTCTTCTGTTGTTAATTCTATTACAGTATTAGTATTTTCAATTACTTGTTTTTCTGTTTCTCCTAATTGTTTCATTCTCCAAATTGCAATAGCTGGACTAACTCTATTATCTATAAATAAGGCTTTATCATTAAGGCTTCTTATTATAGCTTCTGCAATATCTTTTTTAATACTCGCTAATGCTTTATACCTTGAACATAACCAACGTTCCGTAGAAGGTCTTACATCATTACTCATGAAAGCATCTTGAAGTGATGTGTACTCTCCTTGTACTGCCTTATCATAAATCCCTTCAAATATTGTTTCCCATTCTTCTAAACTGTGTTTTTCTCCGTATCTATTTCCTTCTGCTGCTGCCATATTTTTATTTGTTAGTTTAAACTTTATTTTTTCTTACTCTTTTTTCCTTCACAGTTCCACAACTTACGAGCAAAATCATTTGCAGATGCACCAGGTTTAGATGATTTAATACCACTTGATCTTGCACAATAATTATTACCTCTTGATGTTCCTGGTGCTACTGTATATCCTTTTGCTCCAAAGTGTATTGAACGACCTTCACCACTTACAGGAACTGCTTTATACTTTTTACCTTTTGCAGTTGGTTTAACAATCTTGTATGATTTTCCTTTAACCGTAACTGTTTTACCTATTTTAATTCTACTTGCCATATTTTTTAAACAAGATACTAACTAAATTAGTTGCATAAAAAAACCTCTCTAAATTAATAAAGAGGTTTGATAAATAAAAATAACTTAATCTAAACAACATTAAAACATTGTTTAGTTTTTTGTTGGTAGTAATTAAGTTTTTAATACTACCTTACAATTATCTTTTAGCCAATCCCATAAATCTCTACCACTTGTAAAAGGTTTTCCATATTTAATAAAAACTTCACTCCAACCAACATCGGTTAAAGTTAATTGCTCTAATTCGTTTATATAATCAAGTAATAGTTTTTCGTTTTTGTCTCCATTTATGTGGTTTACCTTGTAGCAACTTACTGCCTCTTTAAGTAATTCTATCTTTTTGTTCATTATTTTTATATTTAATTTATTAATATTTCACGCAACTAACCTTAACCATATCCGTTATTTACTATTTTTTAATCGTTCAATTTCGTAATCAATATAATTCTTTGCTTTTTGTAAATCCTCAATTTCCTTATCTGCATATTTTTTACCAGCACGTAAAATATATTTTAAAACATTACCACGATTAAAATTTAAGTTATGAAAATTAATGATTTTAATAGCTTCATATGGACTGTTTTTTTCTCCATAATAGTTCTTTTCATTATCTCTATCAAACGTACTTAAAAACTCATCTTGTTTACTCTCCATTATATCCATTTTTTAATTGTTCAAAGAAAAACTTAGCATCATCACGATTTTTAAATTCTTTACGTAATACTAATTCACCATACCCTTTTAAGATTCTAACAACCCACAATTTTGTAGATTGACAAAAATAAGGCTGTACAACTGTTTGTGTTTCTGTAAAAGTTTGCAGTTCGGTCCAATGTGGAGCAACCTTTTTTACTTTCTTTTCTTCACTCATAATTTATTATTTAATTTTATAAACATATTGTGTTACAAGGTTCTTTTTTACCTTCCAATGCTTCAAAAGGAATAAAATTATCTTTTTCTGCATTAAATATTCCTAAAACAGGTATTTGCTCTATTGCTGGGAAATTAAGCCCTTCATCACTTGATTTAATTACTTCAAATTCTAAAGCATCTGGATTGAAAGTTGCTATATTGTCTAAATAAGTTATTAACTCTTTTAGTATCATAATTTTATTTTTTTAATTCCTCTAACAATCTATTTGTTTCTTTTTGTATTTGCTGGTTTTTCTCCAAAACATCAACAATCTTATTTAGTTTAAAGTACCAGCAGTAAAACTCACGTAATACTAAAAATAAAGCAATT